CTTGGCGGCATAGTGGTCACGAATGACCGGCCAGCCTTCCCATTCCTTTAGTCGATCAAATGCGGTTTTAGCGCCCACTCGCTCCCGTGCCAGCAGGCTTACGAAGTTTCCCAGGAACAGCTCCACGTTCTTGCCAGAGAAGCCCCGTGACGTCTTGTAGTAGCGCTTGTATTCCGTTTCATCGACCAGGGAATCGACCGCCACGTCGACCCGCACGTCATCACGCATCAGCGTCCAGATCGGCTCGTACTGCCCGGGGCGATGCAGCAATTTGAACTGGCACAGCCCGTAGCGCCACAGGCCGTCCAAGTGGGCGGAGAACGCCGCGAACGAATCCGTTTCGATGGCCTCGCCGGTCTTGGCACTGATCGACCCGCTGGCGAACTGCTGGATGACCGAATGGTGGTAGCGCAGCTCGACCCGCCACACGTCCGCCTCTGGATCGTAGTTATCAGGATCAGCCTGATCGAACGAATCCCGGCGGCGCCAGACGCTTTCCCAGAAGTCGAGCTTATCCGTTGCGCGGGCCTGTTCGGTTTTGTTGTAGATGCAGAGCTGGACGCCACCAGCAGAGCCGAACATGGACGTTTCGCCACGACCGTAAACGCTGGACTTGGTCGCCCAGTTGATCTCGTTGATACCCGAGATATCCCGGTGTGTCCGCGCGCGACAGTGCAGGCGTGCCACCAGATCCACCGGAGGCTTCCAGCCCTGGAGATCCAGCGCCAGATGGACAGCGCACTGGTTGCGTTCGCGGTGTGTCATCACGGCTGCGGCGTAGTAGTCCATCCGCTCCTGCAGCCGCTCCGGCGACAGCGCGTCAATGGCGTGCGGTGACACTTCGATTTTCAGGTGCGGGCCGATGTTCTCGAGCTTGGCGTTGAAGTTCTTGATCAGCAGGATGAACCCGAGGTCGGCGTTCTGCAGCTTGTACTGGTAGCCCGAGTCCCGCCCTACCCGTCCGGCGTGCCAGAACTCCCCGGCGAACTCGACCATGACGCCCGGTTTCTCGAACAGCGCCATGATTTCTGGGCGGATCAGTCCTCGGTACAGCTGGCGGACCGTATCGACGCCGCAACGCAGCAACCGAACGCCCGACAGGTCAGTCAGCTTGGCCGAATGGCTATCGAAGAACAGTCGCCCGGTTGGGGTTTCCTGGAAGTTCTGATCAACACGAATTTGGTCTTTAACGCTCATTCTCTTCTGCTCCAAATTGCAACGAATCGACACTGTTCAGTTGGGTTTATCTGACGTGTTACAGGGACGTCAGCGCGCGCGTTTGCACGCCGGCTCGTGCCTCGCCGCGCGTGCAAAGAGCGCGGAGCGCACGCGCGCTGACGGTCATCACCACAGGAATTGCCCCTTCTCATAGGGCACCACGACTACGGACGATCCTTTAGGGGCGGACTGCAGGCCGCTGGCGACCGCCTGTTCAAATGCCGGAGGCGGATTGCTGGCGTGCATCGGCGCTTGTGGCGGTTCCGGGTCGGGCTTGGTGTCGTCGAAGTAGCCGTTCTGCACGACCGACATACAGAAGCGAAACGACACATCCAGGCGCGTGCCTTGCTGGGTGTTGCATCGGCACCCCGTCAGCCCTTCATCGCTATCGCCGACCTGCATGCGCTTGTAGTTGCGGGCGATCAGATCGCGGTCGGTGGTGGCGATGCAGATCGGTTTCGGGAAGGCTTGCGGGCCGGTCAGGCCGTCATACACCGGCGCCGATGCTGGCAGGTCCTGCACCCTTGGCACACGCTTGCCCAGATACTGTTCAACGGTGAGCGGTGCCGATTGGTCGTCTTCGGAAGCGCTTGGCCGGATAAACGACCCGACCGTATCCCGTACCTGATCGACCATGCTCCCAGCCGGCGCGCTGGTAGTCGTCGCGGCCTGCGCTTTCTCGGCGGCGTAGCGCTCATAGGCGCGATAAACGAGGATGCCGGCACCGAGGATCACGCACAGCGCCAGGATGAACTTGGTCGGCACCTTGGTCTGGAAATGGTGCTTGGCGTTGCTGCTGGTGTAGGCGCCGAAGTAGCGCTTATCCAGGCGCAGCGACTTCTTGTCGGCGTCCTTGAAGCTGGTTTTCAGCTCGACCTTTTCCACCACCACTTCCGACTCGAAGCGCAGCAGCTGGGCGGACTTGAACACGCGCCAGTAGTGAATGTGCGTGTTGCACAGCCGACGCAGGTGCACATCGAGATAGCGCGGGTCCTGGGTGACGAGGTGCACTTCGTGGCCCTGGTGGCGCATGGTCTCGAAGCGGGTGATGTGCTCCGGTGGCCGCGCCCGTGGATCGCGTGCGCCGAACCAGCCCTGCGCTTCGTCCACGACGATGATCGAATCGTTTGGCAGCTCGAACCACTTCTCGGGATCTTCGAACTCGAACCACTGCGCTTGCAGCTGATCGGGCTTGAGGCCGTTGATGTTGTGGAAGTAGACGACGCGGCCTTCGGCGTGGGCCTTCTGATCGACCTCCCGAATGGTGTTGAGGGTCTTGCCATGGCCGGGCTTGCCGGTACGGATAACGAGCATGACGGCGCCTCCTTAGGCTTCGATGGAGGTGCCGCCCGGCTTGCGCCAGACCTGATTGCGGCGACGGTCAGTGGCCTTGTCGATCCCGGCGAGCATGAAGCGCGTCGAGATGGCGGCGAAATACAGGTTCACCACCACATCGAACTTGGCCAGCCCGAGAATCCCTTGGATGACCGGTCCAACATCGCCCATCAGGCCGAACAGGTAGCTTTGCGCCTGGCCGATGATCAGGTTGAAGCCGACATACGAGACGAAGCCGAACCCGATCATTTTCAGCACCATCTTCACCAGCGGGCCGAGAATGATGACGAGCATCTGCACGATGAATAGAAACTGCATCACTGACCTCCTACGGAGCGGCCCACGTACAGGGCAGCCAGGACGGTAGCCACGGCCACGAACAGGCCGCTCAGGTCACTGGCGGCGCGGCAAAGGGGTTCGTAACTGAGCTGGAAGGAGCGCCCGCCGCCAGTGCGCAGGCTGAAACTCTCGGCGCTGGGGCAGGTGGCAGGCAGGAAGCGGGTGCCCTGGTTGATGAAAGACGGCAGCTGAATCTCGGAGCCTTCTTCAAGCTGGAACTTGTCGCCCTGGACGGCGGCTTCGATGGCGGGTTTGTGCTTTTCGAAGTCGGCCTGTTTCTCGGCGTAACAACGCAGCTCTTTTTGCTGGCGGAGAATCGCGCATTGCACGGCGTCGCCGGTGCACTTCACCTCAGCGTCACAGGCTTCGCCCTCTACGCTGGACTTGCCGCACTTGTTTGGTCCTTGGCCGGGTCGCATTCGGCCCCATCCCCGTCTCCCTTGCCATCCCCGTCGCCGTCTCCTGACCCATCACCGTCTCCATCACCATCGCCGCTGCCGTCCCCATCGCCGGAACCGTCACCGTCTCCATCGCCGTCACCATCCCCTTCGCCGTCACCGTCGCCAGGGTTGTCAGGATCGGGGTTCTCGTTGCCATCGCAGCCGCCGACTTCAACTTCGGGATCGCACGGCTTGGGCGGTTCCTTGCTGCAGAAAGTGCCGTTCCAGACGTAGCCGTCCGGGCATTTGTTGTCAGGATCGGGGGTTGGGGTTTCGTCGGGATCGGTCTGCTGACCGGGATTGCCCGGTTCCTTGCGGGTATCTTCGTTGCACTCGATGCCGTTGCCGGTATAGCTGTAAACGCCAAACACGCCCGGCGGGTTGCCGCTGCTGTAGACGTAGACGTTGCTGGCCGGGGTAAAGCCGAAGGCGTACTGGCAGCTATTGGCGCAGACCGAGCCCGGCGGCTCGATCACCGGCTGGCCAACCGCTTCCTTCATCTTGTGTTCGTGGGTGATGACCTGGCCGATGGTGGCTTCGCAGCGGTTCGGCGTCTCGCACCGGAAGGTGGACGGGTTGTAAACGGTGCCTGCTGGGCAACTGGTCCCGTGGCGAAAGATGGTGATGCTTCGGGGACTGGCCAGAGCGTTGGTTACACAGGAATAGGAGATGCCCGTGGTGTTGTAGGCCTGCGAGGTGATGCTCGCCGACCGACTGGTGGCGAACGCGGCGCAGCCCTGCGCAGGGTCGGCGCCACGCCAATCAAATTTGTACGCGCCAGCACTCACTCCAGCGGTCCAATAAAAGTCTTCTGCCTGTGCTACCTGCATGAAGAGCGAGGCCAAAGCGAAGACGAGAATGATCAGTGGTGAACGATCCATCCCTACACCCGCCCAAAAAACACGAGATAAAACGCCAGGGTGGTGAGGATCAGGACGTACAGTTCGTAGCTCATGGCGTTTCCCTGGAAGAGAAAACCCCGCCGGAGCGGGGTTTGTTTGCTTCGGCACCTGCAGTGCGCGGTTCCCGGTTACAGGGCGCGGCGCATGTACTTGAACGCCATCGCGGCGATGATCACGGCGAAGACGGCCCAGCCGATGGTCCCGACATCGGTGCCCGCGGTGTCGAGGGCTTGGGTGGCTTCGGACGGGACTGCCGCATACACGGAGCCGGCCAGGGTGGAGAGCGCGGCAGCAGCGCCAACGCCGATTTTCTTGATGAAGTGCTTGTTCAGTTGCATGGGTGATACCTCACTGTTTCAGGGCTTTTTTCAGGACCAGGAAGCCGAACACGATGGCGAACAGAACAATCGCTTCGCCTTGCAGCTCGGAGACTTGGTCCCAGGTCAGTGCAGAGCCGTAGAGGCTTTGCATTTCCTCGACCGTGAGGGCGACCAGCGAGCCGGAGCAGATGGGCGAGCCATCAGCGCCTTGCAGCCAGTCACCGTCACAGGCGAGGAAATTCATTCGCCGGCCTGCTCGAGGTCGGCGGTTTGTTCGGAGGGTTCGCAGTCAGGGCAGACGGCGAAGTGGGGCGGCAGGCTGAGGTCGGGCAGCAGGTCGCTTTGCGGCGCGGGCAGCGCCATGAGCTTGCCCATGTCGTTTCCGCAGCAGTCGCAGTACACCCTCATCGATCAGCATGGCCGCCCCTCCCGGTTAGTTGGCCTTGGCCGGGTCGCCGGCTTTGGCCTGGGGTTGAGCTGGGGTGCGCGGGGTTTCGGCTGCGGCGCGGGTCTGGACGGCTTCGAGCTGGAGCGCCAGATTCTTGCCCTTGTTCTGCCCACCACGGGCAATCTCGAAATGGATGCGCACCAGTTGCAGCGGCTCGAACTGCGCGCCGGCTGCGAAGATCTCGTCGGCTACTTCGTCCGCTGCTGCCATGCCGATGATCGACAGGCCGTGTTCGGTCTTGCCGTCCGGCTCATCGCCGTAGAAGACCTTGATGTACTTCTGGCCCGCTTCACCGTCGAAGCGTTGAGTGCCGAGAAATGCAACTTCCATAGTCGAACGTGCCATTTGTGTTTCCTCTCTCTAATTGCGCTTTATTGCGCTGCTTTGCTTTCTGCAGGCCGAGCGATCCCGAGCGAGTGAAAAAGCAATTTCACTGCGACCGGCTTGTTACTTGGCTTGCGGGTTATCTATAGCTTTATTTAAACGCTCTTGGAACAACTATTTATCAAGTATTAAAAGATTCAATACTCCATTTTTTAATGCGACGAATAGTGCTGAATTGACACTTTTAACTTGATCGAACATTAATTTCATTAATCATCGGAAACGCTGTTTAACACCAAGGGCTCTGCCCTTGTCATCCCGCTCTTGCCGCCGAGGGCTCGGGAGCGCGGGAGGGAAAAGCGCTCCCGCACTCACGAGCGGAGGCTGTTTC